CTTCCTGCAAGCGGTTCATCGCCCTGAACAGGGACCAGACGCTCCCGGCCGTGTTCCGGGGGTCTACCTTCGGGTCAATGTCGGGGAATTCCGGATCGCGCCAGGCGGGCGGAGCCCGGCTGACGCCTGAAAGCCTGAGCATCATGCACTCCAAGGGTCAAAGGTTATCACCACCCACAAAGATAGCACATACCGCAGGGATATACCAGTGAAGCTGCCCTACACCAGCCCCCACCAGAGCCTGGAGAAGGCCGAGCAGGCGGCGATCGACGCCAAGGCCACCCTGGAGGACCCGGGGCTGCGGGCGGCGTTCAAGCGCCTGCAAGAGCACTACCTGATGATGCTGCGCCAGAGTGCGCCCGAGGCGCGCGAGGACCGGGAGGGTTGCTACTACCTCCTGCGCGCCCTCGACGTGCTCGCGACGGACCTGCAACGGATCATCGCCAATGTCGAATTCGACCGGCGCAGCTATCGCCGGATCATGCAGAGTGAGGAACGCGTGCAATGAGTGCCACAACCCAAGGCGGCAACCCGGCCCCCACGGAGTCCGGATCGTCCATGGAAACCGCAGAGACGGCAATCGGCCGCATCCTGGCCCGCGAGGGACAACCGGGACGCTCCACCGATCGCGGTCAGGCACCACGCCAGGCACCCGCCCCAAGGGGGCAGGAGGCAGCGCCTGCGGAAGACGAGGAGGCCGAGGCCGAGCCCGATGAGGCGCTGCCCGACGAGGGGGAACCCGAGCCGGACGACGCGGGCGAGGAGGAGGCAGACGAGGAAGGCGAGGAAAGCGAGGACGGATCACCAAAGCCACGGCTCTTCACCGTCAGGCTACCTGACGGCAAGACAGAGCAGGTGCCGGAGGAGGAACTCGTTCGCGGCTACCAGCGCACCCGTGACTACACGCAGAAAACCATGATGCTGGCCGAGGAGCGCAAATCGCTTCACCAGCATTATGAGGCGGTGCGGACGGAACGGCAACAATACGCCCAGCTGCTGCCGGCTTTGGTCGAGCAATACAAGCAACTCGCCGAGCCGCAGATCGACTGGGAGCGGCTCTACCACGACAACCCTGCCGAATACGTTCGGCAGCAGGCGATACGGCGTGACCTTCAGGACCGGCAGCAGGCGGCGGCGGAAGAGCAAGCGCGGCTCTACGCCATCAGCCAGCAGGAAGCCCAGCAAGAGCGCCACCGCCTGTTGCAGACCGAGCGCCAGGCCGTGGGCGAGCTTGTGCCGGCCTGGCGGGACGAGGCGGCCTGGAACAAGGCGCGCCTGGCGGCGCGCAATTATGCGGCCGATCTGGGTTACAGCGACGCGGACATCGCAACTGTGACTGATCACCGGGCCGTTATGATCTTGTGGCAGGCGGCGCAATACGCCGCCATGGCCAAGCAGGGCCGCCCCGTCCCGCAGCCGCAGCAGACCCGCCAGACGACCGCCCCCGACCCGGGGCCGCATCCACTCCGACGCCGCGTGTCCGAGCAGACACGCGCCAAGCAGCGCCTCGCTCAAACCCACAGCGTCCGCGACGCGGCCGCTGTCATCCGTGGCCTTTTGTGACGAGGAACAATCACAATGCCTAAAGTGACAAACGCCTTCACCACCTACCAGGCGAAGGGCAACCGCGAAGACTTGGCAGATGCCATCTTCAACATTGACCCGGTGGACACGATCTTTATCAGCATGTCCGACACCCGGACGCTGAAGAATGTCATGTTTGACTGGCAGACTGAAAAACTGCCCACCGTGAACTTCAGCAATGCGGACGTGGAAGGCTTCCAGCTTTCCCGCGGAGCATCGATCGCGACCAGCCGCATCCACAACATCGCGCAGATCAGCCACCGCGATGCGACCGTTTCCGGCACGCAGGACAAGGCCGACGCGGCCGGCAAATCCGGCGAGATGAGCCACCAGATGGCACTCGCCGGCAAGGCGTTGAAGCGCGACATGGAGACGATCCTGCTCTCCGCGCACGCTTACAACGCGGGCGTGGACGACACGGTCGCGCGCACCACGCGCGGCCTGGAACACTGGATCACGACAAATGCTTTCTATGGTGCAACGGGCGCAAACCCGGTGTCCGAGACTGCACCCGTGACGCCAGGCACGCCTCGGCAGATGACGGAGATGATGCTCGCCGACGCCATTCAGCAGACCTATGATGGCGGTGGCGAACCCGAAATCCTGCTTATGGGGTCTTACAACAAGCGGGTATTCTCCACCTTCATCGGCCGCCGCAACACCCGCGTGGCGATCGACAAGGACGAGATCGCCGCGGCCGCGGACTTCTACCTCAGCGACTTCGGCGAGCTTAAAGCCTATCCGAGCCGCTACATCTCCAAGGCGACCGTGATCGGCTGGGACCCCGACTATACCAAGGTCGGTTACTACCGGAAGATGGAGAAGATCGACATCGGAACGATCGGCGACGCCGAGACGAAGATGATCCTCTCCGAATACGGCCTGGAGTGCAGCAACGAGGCGGCACACTTCAAGCTGGCGGACCTGACCTATAGCGGCCCGATCACCTTGCCGACCGGCCTGGAGACACGGACGGTGCCTGGCGCCACCATTGGCGGCATGTATGGCACGGCCGCAACCGGCGGCGAGCCGGGGCAGACGGCGGGCGAGGCCGCCAAGGCCAAGGCCGACGAAGCCAAGGCGGAGGCGAAGGCCGAGGCCGCGGCAAAGAAGGACGACAACGGCAAGCACGGCAAATCTGCCGGCGGCGGCTTCTGAGAAAGGAAGGCGGCGGGGCAACCCGCCGCCACCCCCATGAGCATGAAAATCCTCCACGAAAAGTGGGGCGGCGTTGTCCGTTGGATATCGCCCGCGCCAGGTAACGACCGCGAATTGCTTGTCCAAGACGAGCAGGAGGTGGCCAGCCTTTTGCGTGCCAACAGCAGAGATGCCGACATCGACCAGACCGGCAACCATTTCCGCCTGGTGGCGCGCGTGCCGCTGCCGATCATGCAGAAGGCGCGGCGCGAGGGGTGGGTGAATGACAAGGAGAAATGGCGTGCCTGGCTGAATGATCCCGATAACAGAGCGTTCCGTGTGTGGCCGGGGAGGGTCTGATGGCGCTTGTCGATTACAACGACCTGCTGACCAGCATCCCGCGCTGGCTGAACAAGCGCAATCTGGACAACATGGCGGCCGATTTCATCACGCTGACCGAGAGCGACATCCAGTCCAAGCTTCGCTCGCGGGAGATGCAGGTTACCGTCGAGGCGCCGGTTACCTGCGCCAACGTCAACCTGCCGCTCGACTGGCTCGACGCCACCCGCCTGTGGATCGGCGGCCAGAGCCGGGCGCTGGACTTCTCGACGCCCGACGACATGGTCGAGCAGCGTGCGCGCTACGTGAACACGCCAGGCGTCCCGACGCATTATGGGATGATCGACGGCACCATCGAGCTATCCCCGGTTCCGTCCACCGAATGCAGCCTGTGGATGACCTACTACGCCAAGATACCGACCCTCGACGCGGATCACCCGACCAACTGGCTGACCCAGAGGGACATCGGCGTCTACCTCTACGGCGCCCTCGTTCGGGCCGCGCCATACCTGATTGACGACGCCAGGGTGGCGACGTGGAACACTGAATACCTCGGGCGCATTCAGTCACTGAATGCTTCCAGCACGGTTGCGCTGCATTCGGGCGGACCCCTGGTGCGGCGTTTCCGCGGCTACCGGCGCGGGCCGAGCCCGATCCCGTGGGCGGGGCATTCGTTATGAGCGGCACCCTCCTCACCTACGGCGCATTCTCGGACTATCTGGAGGCGCAGCTGCTCCAGCATGTCTTCGGGACCGCCCCCTACGCCAAGCCCGCGGGGCTGTGGGTGGCCCTCTACACCACCCCCTCCACCGATGCCGCCCCCGGCAATGAAGTGCTGCCAGCGGTCGGCTACGCCCGCGTGGCGGCCACGTTCGGGGTCGCCCCCGTCCAGCAGGACGGGTCCAGCGCCATGTGGAACACCAGCGTGATGCAATTCCCGGTGGCCACCGCCGACTGGGGGGTGGTGACCCACTGCGGCATCCACGACGCCGCCACGGCGGGGAACCTCCTCGCCTCCGGCCAGCTTGCGGTGCAGAAGCAAGTGGACCTGGGGGACGCGGTTCGCTTCGCCGCCAACCAGTTCATCGTGGCCCTGCAATAAATGGCCTACGGCACCCGCCCCTACGGGACGTTCCACTACGGGTTCGGACCCTACTCGGTCTGGCGCAAGGTGGACGCGGGCGTGCGCCTCCAGAGCCTGTCCACGATGGCCGCTGTGCTGTCGCTGCCGGTCACCCACCTGATCGAGATGACCCTGGTGGGCGTGTCTGGCTCCTTCGCCCGCCTCAATCTGGACGGCGTGGTGAAGGTCGGCGCTTTGACCGGCGTCAGCGGCATCCACCCCAACCTGCGTTTTTTCTGGGAGGACGAGCCGCCCTCAGAGTGCGGCGACGAGTGGCTGCCAGGCATGCCCTGCGACGCGGTCTGGACGCCGGCCGCGGCGCCCTCTATCGCCTGGGCCACCCCTGCCGCCTGCACGGTGACGTGGGGCGGCCAGGCGGGCTGCGACGTGCCGTGGGAGCCGTTGCCGGCGCCGCCCTACCTGTGCCCTGAACTGGAGGCTGTCGATGGCTGATACCTTCACGCCCAGCCTCAATCTGTGCAAGCCTGAAATAAACCAGAGCGCGCAGACCTGGGGCATCAAGATCAATTCCGACCTCGACCTGCTCGACGCCCACGCGGCTGCGATGAAAGCCTTTCAGGCGGGCAGCAACGCCCAGGTCCAGTCGATGATCAACGCCGCGATCGCGGCGGCGATCCCGCGCGGGGTCGTCGTCGCCTGGATCGGCGGCGCCAGCAACATCCCGGCGGGCTGGTATTTGTGCAACGGAGCGAACGGCACGCCCAACCTTGCCGACCGTTTCATTCTCGGCAACGTCGGCAACCGGGCGAACTGGGAGACGGGCGGCAGCTTCAACTCCGGCAATGCGGTCACTGACAGCCAGGGCTGGCACAGCCACGGCGGCGTGGTGGGTGACACGGTGCTGTCGATGGCGCAGATGCCCTACCACCAGCACGGCGGCACCACCGACGCGCAGGGCGCGCACCAGCACACGGTCACGGGCGGGCGCGTGAATATCGGCGGCTGGTGGGTCGGGGGCAACCAGAACACCACCCTGATCGAGACGGGCATCGCCACCGACGTGCAGGGCAACCACCAGCACAACATCGTCAGCGATTTCCGGGGCAGCAACGCGCCACACAACCACGGGATCGGCGGCGATGGCGCCCACGCGCACAACGTCAACGTATCGGTGGTGCCGCCATATTTCTCCCTGGCCTACATCATGAGGGCGTAACGATGGCGACGCTCACCCCGGTCCTGGGCTTGTCTAAACCCGTTGTCGGCGCGGATGACGACATCTGGGGAAATATGTGGAACCAGAACGCCGATATCCTCGACGGGCTGGTGAAGCCGGTTGACCTCGCGCCCTACCTCCTGAAGGCGGGCGGGACGATGACCGGGTTCCTGACCCTGTCGGCCAATGCCACGAACGCCCTGCACGCGGTCCCGCTCCAGCAGATGCAGACCGGCCTCGCCACCAAGATCGGAGATGCGCCCAACGACGGCGCCTACTACGCGCGGCGAAACCTGGGCTGGGAGGTGTCGCCCGGCTCCGCGATCAATCAGGACGCGCCGTCCGATGGTTTCGCATACGGCCGCAGGAACGCGTCCTGGGACAAGACGCTGCGTCTGGTGGGCGGCGTGGTGACGGGTCCGACCACCATCACAGGGACGAGCTTCACCGCCAAGGGCAACCTGATGCTGGGGGTGACTGAACCCGCGAGCATGGCAGCGGCGGGAGCCTCTGGTGGGATGACCATCGGGTGGGTTGCCACCTTCAACAATTATGCGAGCTATGCCTACTACGACACTATCGGCAACACATGGCGGCGGCTGGACGCAACCACCGCCCCGGCCGTGTTCTCCCCTGGATATAACGGCGGCTTCCTGTTCCAGGCCGCAGCGGCGGGCGCCAAGGACAGTGCGGTGACGTTTAACACGCTGGTCACTATCAGTTCCGGCGGGTCGATTGGCGCTTGGTATACGCCGCCGCCCGGCAGCGCAGCCCTGCTTGCCGGGGGCGACATCGTGCTCCGGAACGCAGTCAGCACGAATATCTATTACAACAACATACTCGGCAACTGGTGTTACTGGAACAACGGCTCCGGTCATCTGATAACGATGGATATCAACGTCGCCCCGGCCTTGCACTTCATGACGGCGCCGGTCGGCACGGCGGGCACCGCTCCGGTGCTCACCACGCAGCTAACTATCAGGGCGGACGGGGTGATTGTGGCCCCCTGGTTCTCGACCTCATCGGGCGTGACCGTAGGTGGTGAAATCTATTGCACCAGTGGCATCCACATCGGCACCCAGAATGGCTGGGAGTGGAACCACTACGTCGAGGGCGGCAGCGGGGACCATATCCACATTCAGCGGAGCGGCTACTATCTGCGGTGGGTCAACAACGGTGGCCAGTGGGTCTGGGTCAATGGCGGCGTAACCGGCATGACCCTTGCCGGTGGCAGCCTCACGCTCGCCGGTCAGTTAAACGGGCAGGGCGCGGACGGCAACGGCTACGGCGCCAGCTTCCAGGGCGGCGTCTGGACCCACAAGAATGTATGGGCCGACGAAGGCTTCGGCACCGGCTCCAGCGTCACCGCAGGCTATGTCCACTCGACCGGCGACGCTTCGTTCGATGTCAATTCCTATTTCAACTACATGCGTGTCGGCGGCGGCATCATGAACTACAACGGCACCATGTGGTTCGCCGATAACAGTGCCTACTATATGCAACGCAGCAACGCTGACGGGTTTTTGCGTTTTGTGGACAACGGCACCGTCAACCTTGAAATCCGGCCCTGGGGTGATGTCTATGTGCGGAACGGCATTCTTGTGTATGGCGGCACGGTTGAATGCACGAATGGCTGCATTGGCGTCAAATACTCGGCTGGCGCCTACAGCAACGCGCACGTCTTCCTGTTCGGCTGGCAGAGCCTGAACACCGGGCTTGTGACGGTTTCGGTCGATAACGGCGGCGCCGCCTACTCCATCGCGAATGCCTCCGATGCGCGCCTTAAAGGCGACATCGCGGCCAGCAGACACGACTGTCTCGCCACCGTTCAGGCGCTCGCGGTGCGGCAATTCCGTTGGAAGACCGTGGACGATACCTGGGGGCTGGCGAAGGCACGCCTGCTGCCAGACCGGGAGCCGATCAAGCGGGTGGGTCTGGTCGCCCAGGAAGTGCATGAGGTGTTCCCTGAAGGCGTGCTGGAGGGCGACGATTTCGAGGACCATCTCGGCCGTGTCTGGGGTTTGGACCCGAATAACATGATCGCCCTGTTGGTTGGGGCAACGCAACAGATGGCCGCACGGCTGGCCAAATTGGAAGGACGCCACAAATGACCGCGACCATCATCGCCACCGGCAACTACCCCTTCGGGAACATGACCACCCAGACCGTGTCCCGCCTGATCGCCACCCATACCCAGATCGGGCGCCTGCGGGACGCCATCGCCACGGCGTCGGCAGGCTACACCGGCATCGCCGGAACGCAGTTTGAGGCGCTCCCGGCGACCGGCAACCCCAATGCCGCAACCAACCTCTTCGGGGTGGTGCCAGACCCGGCGGAGCCGGGCCGCAACGGCACCGACTACGCCTACGCCATGAACAGCCTGGAGGCCGCGTGGCAGACGTTCTGGACGGCGGCCGAGCCGTTCATCGAGCAGCTGGACAATGGGGGGACATCGATGTGATCGATGCTCTCGTCTATATTCTCATCCTGTGTTTGATCTTTGGGGTGATCTACTACGTGTTGCAGATGCTACCCCTGCCGCCGCCATTCGCCCTGATCGTTCAGGTTATTCTCGCCCTGGTACTGGTCCTTCTGCTGCTCGATATTCTCTTGGGAGGACGCTATGTCGGCCTGGGACCGCTGAGGCGGCCGTGACAGGCCGCGCTCCAGCAACTCGCGGATCGCCACCGCGCGGCTGGTCAGGCGCCGCGTGTGCCAGTATTCATCTATGCGCTCTGCCAGGTCGGCTGATATACGCATCGGCATCGTCACGAATGTGTCCATGCATCGGATGATATCACATGAGCGACCGAGCTATATACTACATTGTCATCGGTTTAATCTGGGCGGCCCTGCTGACAGCGGGGAAGACGCTGTGACCCGCTGGTGGCGCCCCGAGGATGCGGTGCCGGTCAGGTGGTGGTGGCAGCGTTCGGTCCCCATCGCCATCAACGAGGGCGGGCGAGGCTTTACCCTGAGCGTCTACCGGGACGGCGCGATCCGCGTCTATCTGGCGGGCCATGTGTTCTGGCCGTGGGGGAAGCCATGACCTGCGTCAACTGCGGCTACCCCGACGCCCGCGCGCTCCGGCGCTGGCGCCCGCGCCAGACCAAGCCGTGGGCGACGATCCTGCTGTGCCGCAAATGCCACGCCCGGGCCGCGGCCGTGCGTAGGAAGGCGATGGACCTGGCGGCGATCGCCACCATCCAGTCCCGGCGGAAAGCGTCGGCAGGCTTTACACAAGCCCCGGCGGCGTCAGGTCAACTCCTTGACCAGATTGCCTGGCGCTTAGTTTGCAAGACCCCTGCTGCTGCCACTGATGGCAGCGACATAGGAGATATCAATGCGTAACCTTCTCTTGGCCGCGACGATGGCGCTGGGGCTGGCGGGCACCGCCCACGCCGTCCCCGTCATCCAGCTGGCCCAAACCTCCAACAGCAACACCATCACGGCGACCACTAATGCCGGGAACACCATCACCACGCTGTCGGGGTCTAATATCCAGATCAACGTCACGCAGGACCTGGGCGGCATCACCGGTCTGGCCTTCCTGCAATTCCACGCCACGTCGATCAATGCGGCGTCCAGCATCGGGCCGATCACGACCCAGAATTTCGCCGGGCATTTCGAGGTCACCACGCTCTCGGGCGGGCTGGGGACCAACATCCTGTCGGGCGTGTTCTCCGACGCGGCGTTCGGCAACAATGGCGCCTTCACCGTGCAGATCGCCTCGCCTCCCGACACGCTGACGCTGACCTCCGACGTGATCTCCCAGGCGCAGCTTCAGCCGCCGATCGCGCTGGCCTTCAGCATGACCAACGCGACCCCCGGCATCCACATCCAGGGGACCACCATCGCGCCGTTCACCGCGACCATCAGCGGCAACGCGTCGGCCAATGCGGCTGACGTGCCGGAGCCTGCCAGCCTGGCCCTGCTGGGGCTGGGGATGGTCGGCCTGGCCGCGGTGCGCCGCAAGCGGGCCGCATGACGTGACCAAGGGGGAGGGCATGTTGATCGACCTGTCGGACAGGCTGATCCGCGCTCTCCCCCCAGCCTTTCTTTTGTTGGTTATCCTCAACATCGTGTTCCTTGGTGTCGCCAGCTACGTCTTCGCGCATAATACCGAGGTCAGGAACACGATGATCGCCAAACTCCTTGATAGCTGCTTACAGAAAAGGGACTAGCATGAAGGTCGAACTGACACAGGACGAGTGGCAACAGGTTCTCTCCATCCTGGCGCGTGCCCCCTATCAGGAGGTGGCGCGGCTGCTCCAAGGCATCGCCCAGCAGCTTCAGGCGCCCCCGGCTGCGGACAAGCCACACTTCAGGGAGGTCACCAATGGCTAAGGGGTTCGGCAAGCCGCCAGGCATGGCCAAGATGCCGCCCATGCCGGCCATGCCCAAGATGGCGAAGCAGCCGGCGCTCCCCAAGGCGCTGTCCATGGCAGCCGCCAAGGCGGTGCCGATCGCCCGGGTGACCGTGATCAAACCCCCGGCGGCGCCCAAGGCGCCTAAGGCACCCAAGGCGCCGGCCGTGTTCACCTCCGGACCCATGAAAGGGCTCTCCAAGCGATGACCCTGTCGCCCCTCAAATTCCCGCCTGGCATCGCCCGCGTCGGGTCGGACGGGATGCAGCGGGGGCGTTGGTGGAACGCCAACCTGATCAGGTGGCGCAATGGCGGCCTGGTGCCGGTGGGCGGCTGGGTGCGGCTGACATCAAGCCCGCTCGCCTCGCCCGCGCGCAAGATGCTCGCCTGGCGCAGCGGGCTCGACATTCGCTATCTGGTGATCGGGACCGACAACCAGCTGCTGCTGTTCGATCAGGATAAAATCCTCGACAAGACGCCGGCAGGGTTCATCCCTCTGCCGCCGATCAACGCCGGGGGCGGCTACGGCACCGGGCCGCATAACTACTCGACCTACTCGACCCCGCGCGACGCGGGAGCGTTCGGGCCGGGCGGCAACCCATACGCGCGGGCGCCGACATGGACGATCGATACGTTTGGCGAAGACATCATGGCCTGCGCCAGCAGCGACGGGCGCCTGCTGCACATGAGCCCCAACAGCACGACCACGGCGACCTTCGACGCGCTGGCCACGCCCATCGCGAACGCGCCCCTGAACAATCGCGGGGTGATCGTGACGGAGGAGCGCCACGTCATGCTCTTCGGCGCTGGCGGCAAGCCGCGCGGGATCGCGTGGTGCTCGCGCGAAGATTTCAATAACTGGACGTTTACCGATCCCAACAATACCGCAGGCTTCCTTGAGCTTGACTGCCAGGGGGTGTTCGTCCAGGCGTGCAAGGTCCGGGGCGGCATCCTCCTGTGGACGGAGAAGGAACTGTGGATCGCCCGCTATGTCGGGCTGCCCGCCGTCTATGGGTTTGAACGGGTCGGCCAATCCTGCGGCCTGATCGGACCCAACGCCTTCGCCTCCGCCGCAGGCAGCGCGATCTGGGCCGGGTCGGGGTCGTTTTGGACCTACACGAATGGAACGGTTCAGCCTGTGCCTTGTGATGTTTCGGACTACTTCTTCCGCCGCGCGCTCCCCGAAAGCCTGTCGGCGCGCATGGTGGGCGGCGCCAACGGAACCTTCCCCGAGGCGTGGTTTTTCTTCCCCGAGGACATCGGTGTCGAGAACACCGCATACATAGTCTACAACTATCTGGAACACTGGTGGAGCATCGGCAAGCTCGGCCGCTCCGCGATCGACGGCAGCGGCGTCTGGCCGACGCCGCTGATGGCGGGCACTGACAGCCACGTTTATCAGCACGAAACCGGCTGGACGGCGGCGGGCGATACCCGCGCGGGTCAGGTGTTTGTCGAGAGCGCCGCCCAGGCGGGGCCAGCCAGTGGCGACCGCATCATGCACGTCGTCGGCGCCCAGCTGGACAACGGGACGTCATACGACAGCACTACATTCTCCGCGTTCACCAGGGGGACCGCCGACGACCCGGTCGAGTATTTCGAGGGACCTTTCGCGCCCTACGACGACGGGTGGGTCGAGTGCCGGTTCTCCGGCCGGGACATTCGTTTCCGTATTGAACAGGTCGCGGACGAGCCGTGGACGGTGGGCGAGATGCGTCTGGACGTGGTCCCGGGAGGGCGGCGATGAACCCCAACATCCCCCACCCGATGGAGGGGTCCTTTAACGCGACCTGGGGGCAGCGCATGGTGGACACGCTCCACCTCGCCTTCAACCGGGTGCTGTCCACCGAAACGGCCAGCCCCTTCGCCCTCCTCATCGCCCCCGATAAGGGAGTGTGGAAGGTGACCGTGAGCAACGCGGGGGCAATCACCACCGTCAAGATGGCGCAGGGGAAGCCGCTATGATGCAGGGACGCGAGCAGAGGCTCATAGATCGCCTGGAACGGGCGCTGGCTGTCAGGGGCACTCAGGCTGTGTCCGACGTGCTCCAGGCCGCCAGGGAGGGCAAGGCGCAGGTCTGGGAGGGCGATCACCTGTTGCTGGTGACCGAGATCAAGGACTACCCGCTCTACCGCAGCCTGCATTACGCGACCGTGGCTGGGGACATGAACGACGCGGACCTGATCGGCCTGCAAGCCACGGCCGACGCATGGGGTCGCGAGCAGGGCTGCACGCGGGCGGAAACGATCGGCCGGCGGGGCTGGGAACGATCGCCGCGGTGGACCGCGGGGTGGAAGCACATAGGCGGCTACTGGATGAAGGATTTGCGGTCATGAGCAGCGGCGGCGGCGGCAACAGCGGGACGCAAACCACCAAGGTGGAACTCCCGGCATGGATCGAGGGCGCGGGCGCGAGCAACCTGGCGTCGGCGCAGAATTATGTCGCGAACACACCATACACGCCCTACACGGGCGACCGCATCGCCGGGCAGAACGCGGACCAGCAACAAGCGGCGCAATCGATCCGCGACATGCAGGGGCAGACCGGCGGGCTGATGCAGGGGCTCGGCAACCAGGCGCAGCAATTCGCCTCGGGTCCCGGCTACCAGGCGCAGCAGATCACGCCGCAGACCCTCGCCGGCACCGACCTGACGCCATACATGAACCCATACACCGGGGAAGTTGAGAGCAACGCACTGAAAGCTTTGGAACAGAGTCGCCAGGGCGCGCAGTCCGCGCTGGGCGATCAGTTCCTATCCGCAAAGGCTTTTGGCGGCAGCCGCCAGGCGCTGCAATCCTCCGTCACCGACGCCATGACCGCGCAGAAGGCGGCCGAGACTTCCGCGCAATTACGCCAGGCGAACTACAACCAGGCCGTCCAGGGCGCAACCGGCGACATCACGCGGAACATGCAGGGGCAGCAGTATAATCAGGCGGCGAACCTCTCCGCCGGCCTGGCCAACCAGACCAACCAGCTGTCCGGCCTGAAGCTGGCGGGGGACCTCTATGGCGGCGCGCAGAAGGCGAACATCTCCGACATCGGCCTGCTCGACACCTCCGGCCAGGGCCAGCAGCAGGCAGCGCAGGCAGGTCTGGACTTGAATTATCAAAACTTCCTAGAGCAACAGGGATATCCGAAACAGCAAATCGAATGGCTCCAGCAAATGATCGCGGGGCAGCCTGGCAGCCAGACCACGTCGCAGACCGGAACATTCGCCAAGGGTGGCGGCAACGCAGCCATGGGCGCGCTGGGCGGCGCCCTCTCGGGGGCCGCGGCCGGCAGCGTGGTGCCAGTCTACGGCACGGCGATCGGCGCGGTGGCGGGTGGAATTCTCGGCGGCCTCAGCAGCCGGTAGGAGCGAGCTATGCCATACGGCGATCCTGATATCTGGGACTGGCTGAAACTGGGCGCAGGCGCGCTGGGGGCCGCGGGCGGCGCGGGGGCGTTCGGTGGCGCTGCTGGTGCCGTGCCAGGCGGCGCCACCATGTCCGGCGCGGACCTGGGCGGAAACCTGTCGGCCGGGACCCTCACGCCGCCTCCGGACTTCGGGAGTGCGGGCATACCGGGGCAGCCGGCGACGCCCTGGAACCCGACCGACAATCTCGGCCTGCCGGGCGCCGGGCAGCCGGGGCCGCCGAGCCCGATCGTCCCGCCCGCGCCCAAGCTCTCGCCGCTGCCGCCCGCGCGGAGCGTCACCGCACCGGTCACGCCGCCCGACCCGGCCGCTCCGGCCACGCCGGCCGCGCCGACCGATCCATACCCGCAAACGCCGCTCACGGCTGACGCGGTCAACGCCACCACGGCGTCGTCCGATCCGCGTTCGTGGTGGCAGCGGAACATCGGCGAGGCGTGGGACAAGGCGTGGAAAGAGGACCCCAAGACCGGCATCTCCCCGGCGCAGAAGGCGCTGGCGGGGTTCGGCCAGCAGGCAGTCACGGCCGGCAAGGGACCCGAGGCGCCAAAATTCGCCGCGGTCAGCGGCGGCGTCTACAAACCGTCAACCACCTTCAATGCGGCGCAGATGGCGCTATCGCGTGAGCAACAGCTTGCGCTACTGAAACAACGCGCGACCCTGAGCGCGCCATGGCTGCGTCGCGAACAGCGGACAGCGGGTCTGATGGGGTGAACAATGGTCGGCATTCTTGACGACATCGGCAGCGCCTGGGGCAATTTCTGGGAGCCCAAGACGGTCCCGGCCGGGGCCGGCTACGATCCCGAGGTGCTCGGCAACGCCCGCGCGCAGGCGATCGGCAACCTGGGCGGGAACCTGCTCGCCCTCAGCCAGGGCGGGCTGTCGCCGGAGGCGCGCGCCGGCCTACTGACCAAGGTCGGATCGGCGCCCCTGACCTACCAGCAGGCGCTGCTGGCGGGTATCGAGGGCAAGCTTCACGCCGCCACGGCGGCCAAGACGGAGCAGGAGGTCGCAGCACAGAAGGCGAGCGACGCGCAATTCGCCGACCTGATCCAACAGGCCAAACTCCGCGGGGCAGGCGGGGCCGTGGCGGGGGTGCCGGGAGCAGGGGGCGCGCCAGGCACGGCCGGCGCCACCGGCACCGGCACCCCGGTGGCGGGAGACATCGGCGGCTACGCGCGCACGGCGCTCGCGGCGCTAAAGAAGCCCGAGAGCGGCGGCGATCCTGGCAACGTCAATCAATACGGATACAGCGGGCTCTATCAAATCGGGACCGGCCTGGCGAATTCTGCTGGGCTCTACCAGCCGGCGCAGGACGAGGCTGTCAGCGATAGCAAAGGCCGCGCCGTGAACGCCTGGCGCGGGCAGTGGACGATCCCCGGTTTCGAGCCGATGACGCATCAGCAATTCCTGAAGAACCCGCAGGCGCAACAGGCCGCGGGCGAAGCGGCGATGGCGCATAACTGGAAGGAAATTGTCGGGCAGGGGCTCGACAAATATGTCGGCCAAACGATCGGCAACGTGACGATCACCCCGCAGGGGCTGCTGCAAGGCGCCTGGCTCGGGGGCGTGGGTGGGCTCAAATCCTGGCTGTCGGGCACGGGTGATCCGACCGACGCCAACAAGACGCCCGTGTCCCGCTGGGCGGCCCTCCAGCCGCCGCCAGGCTTCAACGCCACCGCCACCGATGCCGGCGGAGCCCAGCCGGTCCCCGCCGGGGGCGGCGGCACGGGCGGGCAGGGTGGGGCAGGTGGGGCAGGTACAGGCGGGGGCGGGACCGTCGTGGGCGGCGTTCCGATCGGCGGCAACGCCCCGCCGCGGTTCAGCCTCCAGAACCTCAGCGTGGAGCAGCTGACGATGCTGTCGCGCCTCCCGCGGGCGGAGGCGCAGAAATGGATATTGGATCAGTCCACGAAGGACGAGCCGTTCATCCTGACCGCGGAGCAGGTCGCCGCGGTCCCGAACCTGCCGCCCGGGACCTACAAATACTCCCGCGCAGGGGGGCTGACGAAGGTGTCCGACGCCCCCAGCCGCTACATGACGCCCGAGGAGGTCAAGGCCAGGCCAAACCTCAATCCGAATATGGAATATCAGATTGACGGAATGAATAACGTCAAGCAGGTCGGCGAGCGCCCTGCGGTGGAGTTGACTGTCGAGGAGAAGAAAGCCCGCAGCATCGACCCCACGGCGGTGGTCTACCGCAAGGCGGACGGGACCATCACCAGGGCGACCGAGGGTCTGACCCGGTGGATGACGCCGGCCGAACTGGCGGCCGCGCACTATGCGCCGGACGCTAAAGTGCTGATCAAGCCTGACGGCAACATTGACGAACGCGACAAGGGCACGAACCCGTTCGCGGCGATGACGGAGGCCGACGCGCACTCGACCCTGATCAAGTATGCGCCGCAGGTCGAAGCGAAAACCTTGGACCCGAAAAGCCCCGAGGGACGGCGCTACCAGGCGGCTTATGACATGGTCACCCGCGGCACGATGGTACAGCAGGCGCGGGACGACGGCAGCAAGGTGCAGGTCTACCAGCCCAAGCCGACCAGCTATCCGGACCTCGGCGCGGGGGCGGGGGCAAAGCAGCCCGGCGAGGGGGTGCAGACGGAGGCTCCGCGGGCGCCCACCGAGAGCCAGGCCAAGGCGATGTTCTACCTCAACTCGATGAAGAGCGCGGAGGAGGACCTCGATCGCCTGGCTGCCTCCGGAAAGCTCCCGACCGGCTGGCGCAACACGGTGGTAAACAATACGCCCACGGCATTCGGGAACTGGCTGCTGACCCCCGAGGGGCGGCAATACAAGCAGGCGCAGGAGGTTTGGGCCGAGGCTTATATCCGCACCGTGTCTGGCGCGGTGTTCGGCCCGGGCGAGGAGGAGAAGGCAGCCAACGCGTTCTTCCCCCGCCCCAACGACGACGCCGTGACGATCGCGCAGAAGGCCAGGACGCGCGCGAACATCCAGAAGGGCATGGGCTTGATGGCGGGCACGCAGGGTGTCGCCGCCGTCGCGGGCGACGCCAACAAGCCGTCCCCGAAATCGCAATTGGAGCAAATACAAACCCGCCTGGCGAACCACTCGATCACCTGGGACGAAGCCGTCCACCTGGCAGACAAGCACACCAAAGGCTTGTCCGAATTCCTGACACGACCGGGGCAGTAACATGGCCGCACCATCCGTTCCGACCACCTCAGTCGATCCGCTCGGCAATTTCAGCCAGATGGACGAGGACCTGGCGCAGTTCAGGCGCGATCAGGTCGCAGCCGCCGCCGCGGCTGCGACCAAGGCGAAGGCCGACGAGCAGAACGCCCTGGCTGACAAGGCGACCGTGAACCCGTATGCGGGCGCGGCCCTCCAGGGGCTGACGTTCGGCCTCGGAGATGAAGCCACCGCACTCGCCAGGTCCACGCTCGGCTCCACGCCATACGACGAGGCGCTGGCGCAGGAGCGGGCGTCGAACGAACGGTTCAGCAAAGAAAACCCGTGGTCGAATGTTGGCATGCAAGTAGTTGGTGCCCTGCCGCACATGCTGGCCACGCGCGGCCGGACGGCGCCGGCCGTGTATGGCCCGCCCGTGGCGAAGGCGGCGCCCAGCATCGCGCGCCTGGTCGGCAAGGCGGCCGGCATAGGCGGCGCAGAAGGCGCTGCACAGGGCTATGGCGAGGGCGAGGGCGGCGTGGTGCCGCGCGTGGTCAACGCCGCCCAGAGCGCCCTGCTGGGCACGGTGATGGGTGGCGCCACGGACGCGGTGTCGCAGGGTGTCACGGCCGGCGGCAAATACCTGTGGAACAAATTTGCACCGGCATTCAGCGAGAACCAGGCGCGGCGCGTGGCGCAACTGAAGATCGCGCAGAACCTAGAGCGCGAGGGCGGGACCGGCCTGGCGCAGCAGAACCTGGCAGACTACGCCGGCCAGGTCGCCGACAACGCCACGGCCGGGCTGCCGAACGCCAAGCTGACCATGGGCGAGATCACCGGAGGCGCGCCTCGCAATGCGATGGACGCCGCCGTGAACATGCCGGGCGCGGGCGCGGCGGAGGTCGGGCGCCAGCTGGCCGAGCGCCAGGGCGATCGCCCGGGGCGGGTGCGGCAGGCGATGACTACCGTATTTGGCGACCTCGACGCGCCCTACACGGCCAAGACAAAACTGTATGACGAGCGCAAGGCGGTGGCCACGCCGCTCTATGACAACGCGTTCGCCAACGCCAAGCCGCTGACGGCGGGGGACATCGAATACCTCCAGCGGGTGCCGTCCGAGGCTGTCAACTTCGCGCAGAAGCTCGCCCAGGCTGACGGCAGGAAGCTTTCCTTCGCGCCGAAATTTGACGAGCATGGCAAGATGATCACGGACGGGCTGACGCCCTCGCCGGAGGACATGCACCACCTAAAAGTGGGCATGGATATGTTCCTCCAGGCGAACAGTCCGAACGGCAGACCCAATCAATTGGCTGGCAATTTCGCCCCGGTGCGGGACGCGATCCGCGATCGCCTCGACACCCTGACCACCGACGCCAACGGGAACAGCCTATACAAGACGGCGCGCGACGCGTGGGCCGGACCCACCGCCAAGGCCGACGCCATCGCCCTCGGGGAGAACGCGGCCGGCATGGCCAAGGACGAACTCCAGGCCAAGATCGCCAAGCTGACCCCAGCCGAGCAGGCTTTCGTCGTGCAGGGCTGGATGGGCGACATCAAGGCGAAGCTAAACAAGGTCCGCGACTCCGGCAACGCGAACCCGGTCAATCAGGTGTTCTCCAATCAGGAGCAGCGCGACACGGCGGAGGTGATGCTCGGCGCGCTGGGTCTGCCGCGCGATCAGGTGTCCGACCGTGTCCGGCAACTGTCAAATTTCTTCGACCATGAGGTGGCCGGAGCCGGCGGCGAGACGCAGATGATCCGCGGCAGCCAGACCGCGCCGCGCCTGGCGTGGATGAAGGACCTCGGGTCGGTGGTGATCCCGGGCGGCGTCGGCTCCGCGGCTTTCCTTCACGATCCGATCTCGGGCATGGTCACGGCGGGCGGCATGGCGCTGGCCGGCGGCGCGACGGCGGCGCTGCGCCACGGCAACGAGAACGTCAGGACGAACATGCTCAGGATGCTGGGCGCCACCGATCCCGCCGCGCACCAGGCGACCATGGCGGCGATCGCCGAGCGCGCGCGCCAGGTCGCAGCCGGGGGCGGCAGGCCGGGGCAGACCTGGGCGCGAGCGGAGGGCGTGGCCGCCGGGCGGGCGCCTGCGGTGCAGGACGCGATATTCCCGCCCGACGACCCGCAGGTGGCGCGCTAGTTACTTCACGTAGCGCGCGCCGCGGCTGCCCTTCGCCTTCAGCGGGAAGCCGGACGCCCACGACGGTAGTTGGGTCATGATCTCCAGCATCTCTCCCAGCGAGCCGTAGCCGCGCCGCGGCTCGCATATGATCTCATCATGCACCAGGGCGATCGGGCGATATTCGGCGTCCTCCAGATCGAGCGTCGCGCTCACCAGCAGGTCCCGGCAGAGCCCCTGCACCGCGTTCTCCGTCAGGCGCCCGCCGTAGGTCGAGCCGCGGCTCCACTCCGGCTCGCCCTTCTTTCGCTGCCCGGGTCCCTTCACTTGCATGTAGGTGATCTGGCGGCCGAAATCGGACTGCTCCAGCAACGGCTGGTTATACCAGAGGTAGCGCCCGCTCGGGAGTTTCATGCGGAGCCACTGCCCGGCGACGCGGAACATGATCGGGCTCTGCGGTTCGGGGCCGGGGCCGCTGTCGATCGCGACCACCGCGCCAGGCTTCTGCACCGCAATGGTCGCAGCCTCCTGCATCGCCCGCCACAGCATCGGGATGCGGTCGTATGTCTCGCGGTAGACGTTTATGGCCCGCTCGGCGATCGCCGGCTCCAGCAGCACGCCGCCCATGTTCAGAACGGTCTGGCGGAACTTCTGCCACCCCATCTGATACCCGGCGCCGAGGACCAGAGTTTTGCCGACATGCCGCTGCCAGCTGTCGGCGGCGATGGTTGACGGCGCGAGGTTGAACACGCGCCCGGCCATGTCCTCGTATATCTTCGCGTCCGGCCGCCGGAAGGCGTCGAGCAGGTCCTCCTGCCCGGCCAGCCAGGCGACACCGACCGCCTCCACCGATGAATAGTCCCCGGCTGCGATCTCATATCCGTCGCGGGGGATGATCGACCCCCTGAGCATGCGCGATAGCAGGTCGAGCGGCGGGCCGTGCAAGGCGTCCACCATGCGCGCCCCATAGTCCAGCGTGTCTCGCGCCTCGTCCCAGTCCGCGACCACCTGGCGGGGGAAATTTTGGATTTGCACGCCGTGGCTGATGTACCTGCCCGTGTTAGCGCCGTGGTAGCCCAACAGCCCCCTGACGACCCCGCCAGCGTCGCAGCGGAGGGTGATGGCATCAAGCTTGCGGACGCTGATCTTGCCCGCCTCCAGGCGCAGGCGCAGGGCATGCTTGGAGGTCTTGTCCACGCGCGGGTCGGCCAGCAGGCGCACCACGTCGCGGGTCCTCATGTCGGGGAGTTTTGTCTCGGCCTCCTCTTCGACATCGTCGGCCTCGCCCTCGTCCTCAGCCCCGACGCCGATCATGGGCGGGGGCGTCAGGTCCACGCCGCGGGCGACGAGCCAGCGTTTCAATTCCTGCACCATGGAAGCGCGGACCACGCGACCCTCGGTCACTACGTCCATCTCACGGTCCAGCAGGTCCCGCGTGTCGGACGCGACCTGGCGGGCGGTGGCGACGAAGCTGAGATCGAAGCGCACGCCGCGATCGTTCATGACCTCCGTCTGGTCCCAGACATCCTTTTCGCTTTGGGAATAATCTTGCAGCGCCCAGTCGAGCGCCCGCTCCACCTTCGTGTCCATGGCGCAATAGTCGGACAGGCGCCCCATGCGGTCCTCATCGTCCCACCACGTCAGGGTGCCGTCCGCCGCCGTCGCGCGCGGCTTGCACATACGCATCATGAGATTGTGCCCGGCGCCGTCCTTCCGCACGTCGAGGCCGAGGGCATTGGCCGCCTTGTCGAGGCTGCCAGGCAGCGCCTGGATGCGTGCGCGCGCCATGGTGCAGCCCCAGCGCCAGATCGGCACGTCCGGCCAGCCGTGACGCGGGGCGAGTATTTCGCGCAGGATGGCCCGCTCGAAGCCTGCGTTGTGCGCGATGATGCGGACGCTGTGGTCGCGGAACGCCGCGGCGAAGCGGGCGGGCAGTTCCTGCCCCGGCCGCCATTCAACGGGCTCCTCGTCGCCCAGCGCCAGGCGAGCGACCGTCACCGACGTGGTTGGGTCGCTCGCGTAGACGTAGACCCCCGCCGTCTTCAGGTTGATCGTGCTGCGGGTTTCACAGTCCCAGTAGAGCGTCGTCTGCGTCGGGCGGGGCATACCTCAGCCCTCGCCCGGCAGCGGAAACACCTTGCGCGTCATGGCCGCCAGAGCCTTCACCATGGCGTAGATGAGGTCGATCTGTTCCCAGTCCCCACCTACGTGAATGCACACCTCGTCAAGGTTTCGATCTGTCGTCTCGCGACCGTTGTATTTTGTCGTCACGTTGAGGTCGGCGCCGTTTGACTGGAGGGTGAACCACGCCTCGCCGCCGTGCCCCGAGTCGCCTCCCATGCAGCCGGAGGCGCCGGCATCTGACGTGAGGGTTTCAGTTCCCGGCCCGGGAAAATCAAGGGCGTCGAGAGCCTCCACCAGGGCACTGAAGAGGCGCTGGTCGCGGTCCCTGTTTTGGGCGCTTGCCGTCATCTGCACCATCAGGTCGATGTCGGCTTGGGTTGGTTCTTCCACAGTCTTGCACTCCCATGAAGTTACCGCGGCCGGTCGCTCCCGGCCGCGGCTCGCGATCAGAAATCCGTGCCGGCGTCGAGGGCAACCAGATCGAAATCCTGGCTGGCCGAGGTCCGGCCGAACACGGTGTCATGCTGGAGCAGCTGGATGTTGCTGAGGCCGAACGACACCCCCGAGCTTTTGTTGTCGTAGCAGTATGGGCGAACGGAGATGCGCGCCCAGCGGCCGGCGTAAATCTCTTTCGGGTCCGTCACCGGCTGGACGGCGGCGTCCACCACGCTCGGCTTCTCTGCCGTGGCGGCTGCGAAGAAATGCCACCCCTTCTCGTAGCCCGCATACGTCTTCGTGCCCGCGTCGCGGATCACGTCCTCCGGCATGCGCGCTCCGGCCGGCCAGTCACGCCGGTTCTTCCCCCAGGTGCGCTCGCAGATGTCCACCAGGGCCGCCTTCAGCGGCGCCAGGTCGTAGGTCGGCGGGAGCAGCAGGGTCATGTTGTAGCGTGGACCGTTGGGCGTCTCCTGCGGGTCGGTGATGTTCGGCCAGGCGATGCGCCCGGCCCCGGTGACGAGGCGGATGCCTTCCGGCTTACGCTTGATGGTGCTCGACATGGTTCAAAATTCCTCAGGTGTTACAGGGTCAAAATCCAAGGCAGGCGACGCCTTAACCGCCGGGCGTTTGTCGGCCTCCGGCACCAGCGTGGTGCCTGGATCGGACATGGTTACAAGATCGGACCACGTTGTGGGCAAGGGTATCTTGCGTTGCTTGAAAGCTTTCTCCGCCTGGGTTGGCGAGACGACCTTTACGGTAACGCAGGCGTCGGCATCGATGCCGGTTTTATACATGGCATTCTGCGCCGCCTGCTCGTCCACCCACACCCTCCGGCCGCGCTTGGCCACAAGCTTCCAGCCTGGCACGCTGCCGCCGCCCTCGGCGAGGGCATAAGCGTGCGCGCGCAGGGAGTTTATCCACATCTCCACCATGTCCGCCCGGCCGAGCAGGTAGCCGATCTCCTCCGGCGCCAGCGAGGTCGGCAGCGGCGGGTCGCCGAAATCGGATCGGGCGTCTTGCAGCGCCTGCGCGCGGAGCGCCGGGCACTCGCCCGCCGCGCGGCAGAACGCGCAGTGATCGCCCGGGATCAGGGGCGCGTCGGGGTCGAGCGCCGCCCGGGCGATGCCAAGCAGGTCCCCGGCCAGGTCGAGCATCTCCTCGGGCGTGGCCGTGGTGCGCTGGGGCGGGCCGAGGCGAGGCTGGACGACCACTAGCTCGATGCTGTCGATCGCGATGCCCTGCGGCACGGTCTGCATCGCCCCCAGGCCGTAGCCCCCCAGCTGGAGGCTGACACGCCCGTCAGGGCGGCGGACGGGCACCGCGTGCCCGGCGCCAGTTTTGAGGTCTGCCACGTAAAGGTGCGGAGGGGCGACGATAACCGCATCGGCGGTCCCCCTGAACAAATCGTGAATGTCCCGCATCCAGAACGTATGCTCGACGCGCAGGACGCCCCCCAGCCGGGCGTGGGCTTCGCGGACCTCGTCCACGTATGCCTGGACGATCTCCACGCCCTCGGGGTCCCCGTCGATAATTTCCGCAACATCGATGTTGCGGATAAGTGCCTCCGCCGCCGCGGCGTGCAGCAGGGTCCCACGCTGGGCGTAGGTGCTGGGGCGATCGGGGCGGCCCTCCTCGGCGCGCATCGAGCCAGGGCAGCCAAGCCTGCGCTCCAGCACGGACATCCCCAGCGGGCTGTGGCCTGGCGGGATGGCGAGGTCAGCCACTGTGTGCCGCAATCGCGGCGCGTGCCGCGGCGACGATCGCCGGCCATTTCTCCACCGGGCACTCCGACACGCGCAGTCCGCCGCCCACCTCCTCAATCATTTTGAGCACGGTGGCGTCGCGGCCTGGCACGGCGGCGGACATCTGTTTGAGCAGGGACCGGATGTCCTCCAGACCCATCGGCGCCTCGGGCTCGGGCGGCATCACCACGACCGGCTCCACGGGCAGGGACGGCGGAGTCTCAGCCACCGCGGGGGGAGACTCCGCCTTTCCGTTCACCTTGGCTCTAACCGGCCGCGGGGCGGCGCGCAGGGGCTTGGGCGCGGCCGGGGGCTCCTCGGCCGGGGGCTCTGCCGACGCCTGGCTAAGTGTGTTTGCCGGGTTCAGGGGCAGGTTGGCGCTCAGGGTCAACTCCGCCTGGTCGGGGTGCTCGATGCGCGCCCCCAGGCCGAGCAGGCCGGGCGCGGGGTCGGCGCCCACATTGGAAAGGGACAGGTCGGTGCCCGCCTCGTCCTCGGCGTGGCGCAGGAACCACGCCAAGAGGCGCGGCGTCACGTTCAGGTTGACCATCATCTGGACGGAAACCTTGGTTTCAGGCTTGTCACTCACGGGGTGGTTCCTTCTACAATTTCGGTGATTAAGCGGCGTTTGCGTTGCAGGATGGTCGCCACGCGCTCGTCAATCGAGCGCGCGACCGCCAGCAGGGAGACGTGCACATGCCTCCGCTGCCCGGCGCGGTGCAGGCGGGCCACGGCCTGATCGAGCCCAGCCGGGGTCCATGGCAGGTCGAGCATGAAACACCTGGCGGAATGCTGGAGGTTGAGCCCGAACCCGCCGACCGAGGTGTTGCACACCAGCACGCGTGCGATGCCCTGCTCGAAAGCGGCGAGCGCCATATCGCGCTGGACCTGGGTGGTTTCGCCGATTATCAGGCGCGTGTCGGTGGAATACTTGTGGACGTATTTGAGCGCGTCGATGTGGGAGCCGAACACCACGATCCGATCGGCGCCGCCGTCTAGCTCGGCGCGGATCGCTTCCACGCAGCCGGGCGCCTTGGCCAGGGCCGTGACGCGCCGCATGCTGGCGAGCGGCAGCAGCATGGCCTGTAGGCGCTGCCAGGCGGCCTCTGAGCCGCCTTCGATCTCCGTCAGGATGATCCTGATCTCCCGCAGCTGCTCGTCCGTCAGGGCGGCGTCCATGGCGCGCCGATCGGCAGCGGTGACCTCCACCGGCAGGGTGGCGACGGTCAAAGGCGGCAAGGTGGTCACGTCCTCCAGCCGGAGGCGGCTGGAGCAACATTTCAGGATGCTGGAAAGTTGCCCGAGGTTGCGCCCGCCGACCACGACGGGTCCGAATGTTTTCATCTGGACGACGCAAAACTCATCGAGGAAGTGCTGCCGGGTCTTGACGTGCGCCGGCAGCAGCTGCGGCGCCAGGCGGCTTAGGTGCGTCCAGAGTTCATCGGGGCTGTTCAACACGGGCGTCCCGGTGGCGATCCACACACGGTCGCAGCGCAAATAGAGCGCGCCCGGGCTGGAGGTGCGCGCCCCGTAGAATGCGCGGGTCCGCACCGCCTGGCCGCGGGCGAGGGCGTGGCCCTCATCGGCCACGCACGACGCCCAGCGCAGTTTGAACAATTGGCGCCAGATGGGGATGGTCCGCATGAGGTCGTAGCTGACAATGACAACATCGGCGGTGGTCGAAATGTTGTCCTTCCCTGTGCGGACGATCTGGATGTCGGCGCCGGGGCGGAAGCGGTGGAATTCCCGCTCCGTCTGGGCGACCAGCATGCCGAGGGTGACCCACAGCTGACGCCCGCCCGCGCGCTGTCCGGCGCGGATCAGGGCAGCGGTTTTTCCCGTTCCCATAGACCAGAGGAGGAGATGGTGCCCGGCCAGCAGGTCGGGCACGGCGGCCTCCTGATGCGGCCACAGGGGCAAAGGCGTCACCACGGGTCGCTCTCGGTGGCGGCGACGCGGGCGATCACGCCAGGCGCGGGCGTGCCGGGTGTCAGCAGGCTGTCGATCGTGGATTGCAGGATCAGGATGCGCCGCGTGCCGACGCGTATATGGGGAAACTTCCCGAGACGGCACCACTCGTAAATCGTTCGCGAGGGGACGCCGAGACGCTCCGCGGCCTGGCGCACGGAGATGGTGGGTTTGCGGGGGATGGTAGGACCTCAGGGTTCTGTGTTTCGGAATTCGCAAGATAGGGGAGGCGCGGCGGGGGCGGGCATCACAAGATCGTGATATGCGGAGAAAGGACATTGCACCCGTAAGACTACAGGCTTATGGGGAGCACTCACTTTGACCTATGGAGCCTCTCGATGGCTAAGACCCACCTCCGCCGCAACACTAACGCCGCCAAGCCGATCGCCGCCTGCGCCGCCAACACCGGCAAAGGCGTATCCCGCAACAGCCGCGCGACCTTCCAGGGCATGGCCAGCCCGATCGTATCCTGGGCCGAGTTCAACGCCCTGCCGGTCGCCGACCTCTGCGCCCATTGCTGCGATGCCGCCCTGATCGTCCGCAACCGCCAGCGCGCCGCCAAGGGTCTTCCGCCCGTGGCCGCCTGGAACCAGCCCACCGCCCTTTAGACCTGAACCCTGGAGAACCCCGATGAACCCCACCCCCGACCCCCGCGGCCCGCTGCGCCGCGTCGTCAGCGTCGAGCGCAAGACCGATGGCGACTACGTCACCTGCGACTGCGGGCACACCGGCCGCAAGGTCCACGCATTCTGGGAGCACGGAACCGAGACACGCTGCTTTCAGTGCCGGGAGGTGGCGTGATGACCCGCGAACAAATCGAAACCCTGCCCACCCCCGACCTGTGGGCCATCCTGCGTTCCACCAACCCCCTGACCGAACGCTTCGCCAATGAGTTGACCTGGGCGAAGGCCGAGTTGATGCGGCGCGGCTTCTACATCGCCGGGTTTCCCCGGCGATGATCACCGTAAGCATGGGCTCCGCCCACGGGGTGTCGATCGTCTACCGCGGCGCGCAGGCCGATGAGCCATACGAGGTATGGCGGACCTGGCAGCCGCCCGAGCGGGAGTATTTCGGCCGGCGCTGGACCCTGGTCGGACGCTACCGGACGGTGAAGGAAGCGGACGGGGTCGCGATCGCGATCCGCGCCGAGCAGGGAGGCGGACAATGAAGGAATGCTTCTGCGGGTCGGGGCTGCCCCGGCACGAACTGCGCGACGCACGCGGCATATTCTGCACGTTCGTCTGCGACCGGTGCGAGGCGCGGAAACGCGCCGGATACCGGGCGGATATCTTCGAGGACGCCGCCTACTGGGCGGACGAGCCGATCGACGACGACGCATAGCTGTAGTGCGGTGGGTGCAGACTGGTTAAGCTTGCACCCATAGCACTACGGGCTTATGTAGAGGTTACTGAATTTGAACCAAGGAACCCGGACATGACCTTCGCCAACCTCATCGCCGCCGCCAACCGCGACCCCTCTGCCGCCTTCCATATCTTCGCGGAATACGACGACGGGAAGCGCGGCTACTACGCCAGCCGCGCCACCCTGGAGGAGGCCAAGCGCCTCGGGCGGAAGCTGAAAGGCTCCGTGATCTGGGATCGGGACGGCGAGTTCGTCGCCTGATCCCCGCCGGGGGCTGCGGCCCCCGGCTCCGCCTTTAACCCTGAACCCTGAACCCTGAACCCTGAGGACCTGACCATGGCCACCCCCTTTCCCGGCTACGCCATCACGCTGCTGTTCGTGACCGGCGCCAACGCCTTCAAGGTGTCGCAGATCGACCTGCACGCCGATCAGGAGGCCGCGGCGCGCTACACGTTCGCGGCCCTGGCCGCGGCGAAGAACACCGTGTCCGCCACGCTGGAGGGGCCCGATGGGGTGGTCCTCGCCGAGCATGGCCTGGAGTGGGAGCCGAGCACATGATCCCCCTCGGCGTGATCCTTTGGGGGCAGCTGATGTTCGCCCTGTGGTTTTTCTTTTTACGCAATGATGAATAGGACCCTGACGATGACCCGCCCCTACTACGTGAGCGAAATGAAGGACGCAGTCGGCACGCTGCTCGGCTACGTCGTCTATCGCGAGCACATGACCGGCGTTCGTCCGCCCGTCGTCGCCGAATACCTGACCCACAGGGCGGGCCGCGGCACCGCCCAACCCTGCCCCGATCTGGCGACCGCGCATCACCTGGCCGAAACGCTGGCGCGCGACCTTAACTCTTAAACCTGAAGGACCTTTGAAATGTCTGGACCCGGATACATCATCATGACCGCGTCGGCGACGATGCCGGCGAGCGTGAAGGCGCCCTACCGGCGCGTCGCCGTCTGCCTGGTGGCGGACGTGGAGAACCCTCCGAAATTCATCGGGCGTCGCGCCCGCGGGATGATCGAGATCACGCAAACCTGGGAGCGGCTCAATGTCGGCTGCAACGTGCGGTCGGCCTACACCCGCGCGCTCGCCCGGGCGCAGGTCGTGTGCAACGCGATGAACGCCTACCGGGCCGACCTACTGACGCGCGGGATGGCGCCCGGCCTGGGGGCGGAGATCGGTCGCCAGGGGGAGCTTGACCTATGAGCGCCCGTCAGGTGCAGGCCACCCATAACAAGGTGATGGTCGGGCGGGTCGAGCGCAGCCCGGGCGTGTGGCAGATACGCACCACCGTCGCGACGTTCGACCTGGCGGGCAAGCTGGTCGCCAGGCTGCAACGCTACCAGACGTTCCGCGGCGATCATATGGAGGCCGAGGCCGAGCGGATCAGGGTGCTGTGGCGCGCACGCGGGATGCCGAACATGGACAGCAAGCTGGACCTCGGGTCCGGCATCACGATACGCGACTGGGCGCATGCCTGGCTGCGGGAGAAGGAACGTGAGCAGGACGGGCGCGTGTCGAAGGAAACGCTGCGGGTCCGCCGCTCCCGGGTGGTGAACCACGTCATCCCGGCCTGGGGCGATTATGCGCTCGGGGAATTCGACTGGCGGGATGTCGCCGCCGGGTGGCAGTGGTTTCGGCATCAGGGGCTCTCCACCAGCACGTCAGTGCATGCGACCTCCCTGCTGACAGCGATCGTGACTGACGCAGCCGAGCATGGCCTGGCATACTTGCCGGACTGCCAGCTGCAATCGTTCAGGGCAGAGAGGAACGGCGCCTAACGGGCGGGAAGAGGCGGGCGGCGTGGTGAGCGCCGCCCGCAGCCCGGGAGCGAACCGGGGTCGATACCCGCGCGGGGAGTGCTTCGCGCGGTGGCATCTACATATAGAGGGAGCGCGCGGTGTCTATACCAGTGATATGCCTGTGACGGGCGATAACGTGCCTGAGAAGCCGGCTGTGACGCCAGAGACACAGGGGACGGGGCTGACCGAGGACGGGCCATTCGGCGCGTTGCTGGGGAAGCCCCGTTGGTGTGTCTGGTCGTGGGTGCTGCGGGACAAGGCGAAGCGGTGGACAAAGCAGCCATTCCGCGCGGTGCCGCCGAACACGGAACCGTGGGCGGCGAGCAGCAACCGCGGCGTGGAGCAGGGTCGGACGTATGACCTGGCGCGGGACACGGTACTGCGCGGCGACGCGGATGGTGTCGGGTGGTTCGTGATGGACGAGCCGGACGTGGTCTGGCTCGACCTCGACAAATGCCGTGATCCGGTGAGCGAGGACCTCGCTCCGTGGGCGTTCGCCCTGCTGGACCGGTGCCCCGACGCATATGTGGAGATCACGCCATCGGGGGAGGGGCTGCGGATCGTCGGGACCGGCCTGGATTTAGGGGTGCAATGCGCGTTGCAGATGCGGGCGTTCCTGGCGGGGCTGGACGCTGAAGGGCTGCGGCTCTGGGGCGGGTCGTGCGAGGCCGCCGAACGCGCCCAGATCGAGGTCTTCTACAGCTGCAAACGCTACATGACCGTCACCGGGAACGAACTGGAGTGGCGCAGGGGCGGCAGCGTGAGGGCTGACGTGGGGAGGCTGGCGCTGGAGATCGTGGCCGCGGCTGGAACGCAGCCGGGGGCGCGGAAGGGTGGTGGCGGCGGAGGGGACGGGCGCGCGAAACCACCGGAAGAGCTACGGGGTCCTATCGAGGACGTGCGCGCGGCGCTGGAGATGATCCCCAACGGGGCGCCAGGCGAGGGCGATCCGGTGGACTGGCACAGGTGGAAGGAAGGCGTCGGCATGGCCGTGTGGGGCGCCACAGGCGGGTCGGTGGAAGGTCTGGAGGCGTGGGCGATGTGGTCGGCGAAGGCCGAGGACCTGCACGACCCTGACGCGTGCGAGGCGGAGTGGGAACACCTGCACCGCTCGCCGGCAGACAAGAAGGGCATCGGCTGGCTGATGGAGGAGGCAAAGGCCGCGGCCAAGGTGAAGGGCGTGGAGTGGAAGCGTCCAACGCGGACGCCAGAGCGGGAGTTCGGAGATGCGACCGGGGAAGTGGAAGCTGCTGCTGGCGGAGTGGGGGGTGCCGATCGCCCTGGTGGTGCTGGCGGCGGCAGCGGCGGCGTGGGTGCTGACGCCGATCTGAGCCCGTTTGAACGGCTCGGGCGGCGCCTGGTGCATGTGATGAAGGACGACAAATTCTATGACACGGCGAGCGGCCTGATGCTGGACCGGTCGCAGGTCGGGGCATTGGGGGCGGAGCTTGACGTTGGCATCTCAGCCGGCGCCACCGGAAAGAAGAGCACATGGGCGCAGCTACTGGATCACCCGAACATAGGGCTACAGCGTGCGGCCGCGCTCACGATGCTGCCAGGTGAGGACCTGCTGGTGGAGGTGGACGGGCGCGTGTGTGTCAACCAGTGGCGGCCCTCGCGCCTGGTGCCGAGCGACGCGGATGCCTCGGTGTGGCTGGATCACATGCGGTTCCTGATACCGGACGAGGCGGACAGGGAGAGGGTGCTGGACCGCATGGCGTTCGGCCTGCAACGCCTGGGCGTGAAGATTAACAGCGCCCTGGTGCTGCTGGGGAAGCAGGGAACGGGGAAGGACATGGCCCTGGACCCGTTCTGGGCGGCGATCGGGCAGCACAACATCGGCATGGTGCCAGGTGCGGAGGCCGGCGACCGGTTCAACGACCACATGCTCAAACCGTGGGTATTGATGTCGGAGATGCCATCCTACCGGAAGCGGTCGGTCTACGAGGAGATCAAGGCGATGCTCACGACGCCGCCTGACATGATCAGGATAAACACAAAGAACGTGAAGGCATACGACATACCGAACCTGACCAATGTGATTGTGACGACAAACCACCCTGACGCCATCGCCCTGGCGGAAGAGGACAGGCGGTTCGACGTGGTGGCGACCGTGTATGCCGCGGACGCGGCCGGGATCGAGCGTGGGGCGTATTACACGCGGCTGCGGGAGTGGCTCGATAGCGGCGGCCAGGCTGCCGTGATGGGCTGGCTGATGAGGCGGGACGTGACGGGCTTCAAGGCCAAGGGGGCGCCGCCCGTGACCGCGGCCAAGGCTGTCATGATCGGCGAGGCCGAGCCGGCGCCGGTCGCGTGGGCGCGCATGATCTGGGGCGAGGGCGGGCCATTAGGGGGGCGTGAGATCGTCACCATGGCCGAGATCATGACCATGGTGGAGAACCGCGCATGGGCGCCTGGCAATGGCGAGGCGTGGCGCGGACGGCAATTGATGACGCTCATCGAGCGCGCATTCAGGGCTGACGAGTGGGTGAATATCCCCATTCAGGTGCGCGAGGGAGCGGTGCGCGCGCGGCCGTGGGTCAGGGGAGGCCAGACCGGACTGGTCGCACAGATGTCGGGTCCGGCGTTGCGCGAGAGGCTGGAGAAGGACCGAGCGCGTTGTTCCGTCAGTGAATTTTGAGGGAGTGATGCGTTCTGTGCAGTGTCACAGTGTCACATGGCGAGGGACGACCCTTGTGACAGAGGGCGCGCGCAGTTTTCAGGGGATTTATAGCGGTTTGTCACATGTCACATATCTACTCTATATTTCATGTATGTGTGTAAGTGTGGGAGTGTGTGTGTGTGTGGGAGGAGGGGGGGGGGTAAAATATAGGGGGAGACGACATGGGGTGTGTGACGTGACGGCGTGACAGATCGCGAGGGCGGAGGTCAGATGGCTGAGGAGATCATGCGGAGGTTGCACAGGGCGACAAAGGCCATG